GAAGGGGGGGGGCTGTCAAGAGGTTAAAGGCATATTTATTTTACTTGAGGCATATAGTGGGCATAGAGCATAGTTTTAAGGAGAGTGAGGTCTTGGTTAGGCGGTGTCCTAAGTGTGAGCACTTGAGTACTGAGTGCGTTAGTGATGAGGAGCCTTACGTTAGCTTTTATGCTGGGCTGTCTGGAGAGTACTTTGTGTGTAAGAATCCAGAGTGTGACGTTGATCGGATTTATAGTAATGATTGTGTGGTGAATCTAAAGCCATGACCGAAGAGAATCGCGACGAGAAGGTGATATGGAGGCCGCAGAGGGGGCCTCAGGAGATGTTGGTCAACTGTCCTATCACTCTTATTGGCTACGGTGGTGCGCGAGGTGGAGGAAAGACTGACGGCGTACTAGGCAAGTTCGCTATTAAGCAGGAGCAGCTTGGACCGGACTTTAACGCTATCTTCTTCCGTAAGGAGCTACCACAGGCAGACGACTTGATAGAGCGTGCTAAGCAGATTTACCTGCCTTTACGAGCCCATTGGCAGGAACAGAAGAAGCAGTTCACATTTCAAAACGGCGCTAGGTTGAGGTTTCGTCCTCTGGCTAATGATGCTGACGCTGAAAAATTTCAAGGTCAGAACATTTCTGACGCTGCAGTGGAGGAGGCAGGCGCTTATTCTGATCCTGCGCCGATTTATAAGCTCTTTGGAGCGTTGCGAGGTTCCGGCAACGGTCAGATTATCCTCACATTCAATCCTGGCGGTGTTGGTCACAAGTGGCTAAAGGACTTGTTTGTAAAACCTTGGCCAACCGGCAAAAAGATACTCTATAAAGAGCTTCCTGACGGTAGTAGGTTTGACTACATCTACATTCCAAGCCGTATTAGAGATAACCAGATTCTCCTGGCAAAGGATCCGTCTTACATATCACGCCTCCACATGGTAGGCTCGCCAGAGCTAGTTAGAGCGTGGCTAGAAGGAGACTTTGAAATTCATGAAGGCACTTATTTTCCTGAATGGAGTAGTCGACACATTGTTGCTCCTTTCAACATTCCTAAGCATTGGCCTCGTTACCTTGGCTATGACTGGGGCTATCGGAGCCCTTTTGCTGCTGTGTGGGGCGCTGTTAGTAGCGGACGCGATGACTATGGCAATGAGGTTCCATATCCAAAAGGTTCCATCGTTATCTATAGAGAAATGTCAGGAAAAGGCGTTGATAATAAGCAGCAAGCCGAAATGATAGCTGCTGCAGGAGCCGGAGAGAACGTCCACGCTGCTGCCGATCCTAGTATCTTTAACACTCAAGGTGGCCCCTCAATAGCCGACCAATTCCACCAAGTATTTGCTAAATACAGACATCCAAACTTCCGTTTGGCTGACAATGACAGAGTTTCTGGATGGTCACAGATACGTCAGAGGTTGGTTGCGAATCCACCTTTGTTGTATATTGCGTCTAACTGCCATCAGCTTATAGACACTCTGCCTGCTCTTGTCATGGACAAGAACAATCCAGAAGATGCTGACAGTACAGGTGACGATCATCACAGCGATGCATTAAGATACCTCTGTAAAGAGCGTCTTATAGATGCTAAGTGGGAACAGCCACCAGAGGTATTTAATAAAGGCGTCATTAGAATTGAAGCGTACGTTCAAAAGATGCGAGCACAACGAGGTAGAGCCAGTATATGAAAATTAAGCCGTTAGTGGAGAGATTTTCAGGTAAGTATTGGCATACAGAGATTACTCGCGCTGAAGAGCGTTTTAAAAAGTTCGTTGAAGCCGCAGAAGAGTCTATCAGAGTTTATAATGCACAAAAGCAGGTAGGCATCCTAAATGATACTGAAAGACGACTTAATTCTTGGTGGTATTGCGTCAATACTCTTCTTCCTGCTTACTTTTCGTCCACGCCGAAAGCAGAAGTAACGCTTCGTAAGAGAACCGGCGGTGTAGTAGAGGAACTAACCGCTGTCGGTCTAGAGCGAAACATTCAGTACGATATGGATACTGAGTTTTGCTTTGCAGACGTAGGCAGAAATGCAGCTCTGCACTTCCTCCTTACCGGCTTGGCTGTTCTTTGGGCACGATACGAGACAGAAATTGAGGATGATGAGGTTGAAATCGCTCTCTTCCAGCTTCCTGATGGACAACTCGTTGACGACCAAGGACAGCCATTCCAAGGAGAACCGCTAGAGATTAAAGACGGTCCAGGACAGCTAAAGCTAGTCAAAGTTCAGACACAAAAGAAGTCAGAAGAGTGCGCGATTCTGGAGAATATCCAGTACAACGACTACCTCTGCTCCGATGCTAGAAACTCCTATGAGATTGAGTGGCAGGCTAGACGCGCTTTTGTTACTCGCTACCAAGCAGAAAAGCTCTTTGGTGAGGACTTGGCTGATAAGCTAAACTTTGACCAGTTTCCTGACAAAGATAAAAAGGACTGGCATAGAGGCGAAGACCAATACGAAGGAAAAGCAGAGATTTTTGAGATTTGGTGCGAGGAAGCCGAAAAGGTATTCTGGGGCAGTAAGAGCGTAGACGAGTTTATCTTCAAATCAGGCGAGCCTCCTATCGACTTTGAAGGCTTCTATCCTTGCGTAGTCATCGCTCAGAATACAGATCCTGATAGTATCATTCCAGTGTCAGACTATGTCCATGTAAAAGACCAGATCCTTGAGGTTGAGCGGCTCACTACTCGTATTCATGCTGTCACTCAGGCCGTTCGTACTAACTTTGCCTACGATTCAGCGCTTGGACCTGCAGTAGAGCAGCTTATGATCGGCGACCTAAAAGGTGTGCCAATGAATAACTGGCCATCCTATAAGCAGCGTGGTGGATTAGCCAACTCTATTGAGTTTTTAGACATTCAAGCATTTGTAAACACGCTCCAGATACTACAGAACACCAGAGACACAGCACTAAACAAGCTATTTGAGTTCCTAAAGGTTACTGACCTGCTTCGTGGTACGTCAGAGCAGTACAAGAGCGCAACCGCTAACAGACTAGAGGCTCAGTGGAGTTCTCTTGGTCTTATCGTGCGCCAAAACATCTTCGCTAAGTTCATTTCAGACGGAATCGACAAGATAGGTCAGATTATTTCCTCGCAATACAACCTAGAGAAGTTCTTCGACGTAGCTGACATGGATAGGATGATTATGGCAGTGCTGCCACCTCCTCCTCCAATGCCAGAGCCTGATCCTAACATGCCTCCAGAGATGCAGCCTCCTCCTCCAAATCCAGAGTTGCAGATACTCGCGTTTAAGCAGCAGGTAATTAACCTATTGCGCAACGAGGATAGGCGCTGCTACAGAATAGCCATTGCGTCAGACAGTATGATTGCTATTGACCAGGCTCAAGAGCAGGCAGAAGGTCAGGCGCTCATGGCAGCGTGCGGAGATTTCTTTAATCAGATGAAGGCACTCATTGAACAGTATCCTCCTCTGCTTGAGTTCTCAATGACGCTATTCCAGAACGTGGTGAAGAGGTTCAAAGGAGGCAAAGAAGTCGATGGTATCTTCACTAAGGCGCTCTCTCAGATTGGAGAGATTTCTAAAGCAAAAGAAGAAGCAGCAAAACAACCACCTCCACCAGATCCAATCATGCAAGAGATGCAAGCTAGAATGCAAATCGCGCAAATGGAGTCTCAAGCACGCATTCAAGCTGCCCAAATGGACATGCAAGACAAGGCTGCTAAGAATCAGCTCATGTATCAGGAACAGCAGCTTAAAATGCAGCGCGATCAGTTGGATTCTCAGCTCGCAATTCAAAAGCAGCAGTTTGACGAGTACATGCGACAACAAGAACTTGCTATTGCTCAACAAGAAGTACAGGTCAAAGCGAACTCTGTACAAATTGATGCGCTTAAAGTTCAAGCTAATGCGGAAAATGAACAGGCTAAGCAGGCCATTGTTCAAGAGACTAACCGCATGGCTCAAATCCTTGAGATCCAAAAACTAGAGCTAGAGCAGATGCGTATGAAGCTCTCCGAAAGCGAAAAGCTAATGGAAGAGCGTAGACTCGCGTCCGAACAAGCATTAGAAAGAGTGCGTATGCAAATGGAAAGCATAAACACTACAAAAGCAGCGGTTGAATCTAATCCAACAAAGCAACAACCTATAGTAATCAATAACATCATTCCAAAAGCCAGTAGGAAGTTAGGCACGCTTGGAACTGATGCTCTTGGAAACACAACTTTGTCTATTGATAACATTGATGAGGACTAATTATGTCAATGACTAACGCTGCTGAGGCAGCACTTCTTGATTTGCTCTTTCTAAACATAGATTGGGCTAACATTGGTGATGCTGCTGGATTGCAGAACTCAGCTGCGGCTGGAAGTTTCTACATTTCGCTTCATACTGCTGATCCAGGAGAGGCTGGCAACCAGGCAACTAACGAGGCGGCCTACACTAGCTATGCTCGTGTTGCTGTTGCTAGAACTGCTGGCGGCTGGACTAGAAGCGTTAGTACCGTATCAAATACAGCACTTGTTCAGTTTCCACAGGCAACTGGAGGTTCCGCAACAGTAACTCATTTTGGTATCGGCACTGATTTGTCAGGTAACGGTAATCTGCTCCTTAAAGGTGCGTTGACATCTTCGTTAGCTATCTCAACTGGTATTCAGCCTCAGTTTGCTGCTGGTGCCTTAACAGCTACGGTAGACTAATATGGATTATTACTGCGTTCATTGTGGAAAGGCTCTGGAGTTGGTAGACGACAAAATCGTTCCATGTCCAGACCATCCACATGGCGCAGTAGCTTGGTCAGGTGCCGCAATAGAAAAAATGATAGAGGAAACGGTCGATGGGCTTCAGTAGCATAGCAGACGTCACCGCTGCGATTGATAATGGCCAGGTGTGGTCACAGCACTACTTTAAGCCTGGAGCCCCAACAATAGCTAATTCATTTACTGATTTGTCTTGGTCGTCCGGTACGCCATCTTATAATTCCTATGCAGCAACTCCACTTACTTTTAGTCCTGTTGTAAATACAAACAATAAATACGTTTTCACTGGGCCTAATCCAGCAACAGGGCAGCAAAAGTATTTACTTTCTTGGAACATGAGACATTCAAAAACTACTGCCGGTTCTAGTAGTAGTTTTATGCTAGTTGATACTTTAGGTTTTTATCCTGTTATCGATTGCGATTCTGTAGACTTGCAGGAGATGGATAACACTTTGACTCTACCTCGCTACACTGATGGGGAAGGAGTTAGAATGGCAATTTTTGCTTCATTATCAACTAATGCAGTAAATACCAGCGCAACTATTGTTTACACAAATCAAGACGGCAATACCTCAACCATTTCGACAGCACTAATTAACGAAACTACATCGCATAGTTTAACTTCTGCTAGTACCTCTGTATCAGCAAATGCTCGTTCTTTTTTTGTTAGCCTTGCACCTGGCGATACTGGAATTAGAAACATTATAAGTATTCAACTTAATCAAGGCATTGGTGGATTAGCTTACATAGCTTTAGTTAGGCCATTAGCAGTATTGCCAGTATTTCCTAGTGTAGTTTCCGAAAAGAGATTTATTACCGAAACAAGTATTAAAATGCCAGAGATTCCTGTAGGAGCAGGATTGACTGTCTATTCGTATGATTTTGTTCAAAGTGGAACTGTGCCAATAGTTGGCGAATTTGTTTTTGTATGGGGATAAATTATGGGCTTTAACTCAATAGATGACTTAATAAACGAGATAACCACTAACGGCAAAACGCTGCGTACTGACTTTAATAAAATTACTGGTGCATCTGCTTATACGGCAGGTCGTTGGTACGACTTTAGCGGATTAGGAGGCTTTCCAGTCGCCAATGCTTTTGCTGGTACTTCGCTTGCCTGGACTACTTGTAACGAATCTACTGGCAATGGAACGCAAATATTTGGATTGCCTCATGGTGGTAACGTAAGCACTGACACCAAGCATGGTATTAACGTATCAGCTTTGAGTATTGCAGCTGCGGCAGTACCATCTCAGCTTATGCTAATTGACCTACAAGGTTATTGGCCTGGTATTACTAACAACAGCGCATCCGCTCAAACATTGACTGGAACTCCTACGCTTCGTTACGCAAACGGCGCTGGTTGTAGGCTTTTTTATGTTCAAACTGTTACTAATGGAGCAACAGCTCAAAACATATCTTTGTCATACACAGATCAAGGCGGTACTGGTGGAAACGCACTACCTGTAACGGTATCAATGACAGCTTCAACTATTGCTGGTCATATATCTCATTCAGGTACGGGAGCTAACAACTACGGCCCATTTTTGCCACTAGCTAACGGAGACTCCGGCGTGCAAAACGTAGCGTCTGTAACTTTCTCCGCAGCTAATACTGGCACTGGCGCTCTTTGCTTAGGTCGCCCGCTTCTTACCTTGCCACTAACTACGGCTGGTGTTGCGGCAGAGCGTGACCTGGTAAATCAGCTTCCTTCGATGCCAAGAATTATGGACGGAGCTTGTCTTGTTTGGTTGTACTTTGCTGGAGCTAATACAGCAGCATCGACTAACTTTTACGGTTCAGTAGACTTTGCATGGGGCTAAGATTTAATTCCTCATTATTGTCTCAAAATCCAATACGCTACATCGGTGGCACACCTGGAAATTTGCGGCAGATGTGGGGCAGAACAGAGCTTAGGAATCAATCCTGCGGTGAAGGCATTTCAGATAAAACCGCTGGAATACCTTATGGTCATCTTGCACCTTCGTCTTGGTGCTTGCCATTTAAGGCAGGTGCTATGTCGTCGTTTACCAACTGCGTGTTTCGTTTTACACCAGGCGACTTAAATCTTGCTGATGGTCGTAATCTTTCTGCTGCTACAACCGTAACAGTAACAGTAAGTGATGCATTACTAGAGCTTATAGTATCTGCTGTCGGCAGCACTTCAATTACTTTTACGCTCACTGGTACTGCTCTTATTGCAGCTAACGCTATTGGTAACACTAGCTTTAGCTTTACCGTTAATAACGCAACGCTAGGCGCTATTATTGATGCTGTTGCTAATACTTTTATTCAGTTTAGTGCAGCCGCAACTCCTAGAGCTACTGGAAACCTAGAAGGTCATATTACACCGTTTACTGAGCTTTCTCCGCAAAGCCTTGCGGCTGCTGTATGGCAAGCCTTATCTGCTGAGTACAATGATGCTGGTACAATGGGCAATAAACTAAACTCCGCTGCATCAGCCGGAGATCCTTGGAGCACCGCACTACCAGGAAGCTACAGCGCAGGAGAAGCTGGCTATATACTAGGCAATCAAGTTCTTACTGAAGCAGATATTGTACGGATAGCCGATATTGTCCTTCGTCGTGCTACGTCTAACGTAGAGGCCTCTAGCGACGGAGATCCGCTAAGTGTTAAGTCGCTTTATGGTATGGTGGCTCAAGGAGTGCACAACACTCAAGTATCTGGGGCTACATTAACCGTAACCAAGAGTGATGACACAACTGTCTTAGGCACTAGAACTGTTACGACGGATCCAACAGCAGAGCCAATTATCGGTATAAATAGTGACTAATGGAGGCTTTCAAAACTATTT